CAAGTTGAGAGTTTATACTTACTCACAAAGTCGGTTATTATAGTTGTCATTCTTTTGGAATTCCTTCCTCTACGTATCATACAATTATCTCATATGAGCACACAAGTGTGGTAGATTTTATCCTTCCAATAAGAAAAAACAGGGTTAACGTATTAGACTATAGCTAGAGCCGCAAGGGATAGCCATGCCAAGTAGAGGTCGCAAGCGACTTGCTCAACATGTTCAAAGAACGCCTTCTGTTACTACGAAAATCTGGACATATAACGGATATCCTAACACGACATGAATACATGTTTTTGTGTGTAACGTCCCACTAACGAATCATTTATCCTTTGATCAAAGCTTCACCTGATTGCATCGTTATCCTGTATGCTCAGCTATTAGATTATCCTCATCACAGAGATAATAGTTTATCCTCATTGCGGAGATTGCATTGTTATCCTGTATGCTCAGCTAAAAGCCAAAACATTAAGCCATACAAATGGATTCAAACAAATCACCTTTCTTATAGAGTTTAGTCAGAGAATCAACAGAGAGGAATTGTACCTCAAAGTCGATATTAGTCAAATAAGTATTAACTAACTGCATATAAGTATAATAAGTTTCAGAACCGTGCAAGAACAACTCTCGTTGAAAATTCAAGAGTTTCACGGTCGTCAACTCATCACGCCTAGTTACATCTCTAACATAGTTCAAAGTAGAAGTGATTGTTTTCATATCCAAAGGTGCAGCTATGGTTTGTAAGAAATCGTTATAGAGAAAGCCACGTTTAAGAAATGTGCATTTTTCAATGCCTTGCGTAGTGTAAGTCCACGCACCTTTAGAAGCTGGCGTAAAATCCAGTCCTAAAACATTCGCAACTGACTCAAAAGTCTTTCCATTAAACCACTTTGCTGTTTCAGCATTTGTTGATACAAGTTTGTCATCTCCATAGACATCATCTCTGACCGAAGTCATAAATTTGCCTAATGATGGTGAGACTCCAAATTGTTGCTTGTGTAAAACATAGTAAATATAAGCCGTTAACATTTTATTGATTAAAGAGTTATACTCCGCAGTCAAAGCTATACCCGAAGGCAAGCTGTGAGTAGTGTAGTAGACATCATCTAAAGTTATTGTAGGACAATTTTGAATTATTAATAAAAGATTGTCAAGAATAGCTTTATCAGTCTTTGAACCACAAAACTTTTTAACTAAGA